GTTACTTCATTGCCTTTCTTGTTGACCATCTTACGTTCAAACAAATCACGGTTGCAAGTCCTCTTATAAAAATCAATTTTTGCTTCGTCGAGACTGCAACCGTACTCACTACCGAAATACCCTAAAAGAAGATGCAAGTAGCTGTTTTGGGCAAGCGTGCGGTTAGGTAATTTCTTTTTTACTTCCACCACCGCACGTTCACTAAACAGCTTGTTTACATACTCCTTGAACTTGGGTATTTCATAATGATTTGATAAATTAAATATCATTTTTCTTTTTCCAAATATAGCCACCAGCCGTTTTCCTTTTGCCGAGCGTACAAGCATTGATACTTGATGCAGCAACTTGTGTTTCAAGAGAAACCACTTTTGCACTTTCAAATTCAGCTATATAATTCATTTGTAATCCAAATTGCACAACTGGAATTGAATGAGTTATAGACATCTTTCTTTTAGAAAAACTTGAATGCTTTTTATTATACATTGGATGTTTTTCCCCTTTTCGGCTCATTGACATTCGTTTTTTAGTTTCTGCATTGATAACTTTACCTTTAGCAGATTTACTAAAACGGCTTTTAGTAATAGGATTATTATTGTTTTCCGTGCGAGTTACCCACCTTAAATTACAAACATTATTATCCGTTCTAATTCCATTAATGTGGTCTACCTCTGGTTTATTAAATGGATTGGGGATAAAAGTTTCTGCAACAATTCGATGTAACAGTCTTTTATCTTTTCTCAAAGTAACATAAACATATCCGTTCTTTACTCCAACATTTGGAGTAAGCACCTTATTAGGATTCCGAACTTTACCTGTATTAGAAACTTGATAATATCCATTATAACCTTTTACTGTTTTCCAAATCTCTTCCATATCATTCTTCAAGTCGAACAGCATACGCTAAAAAGGCAAATCGTCCTTTACATTGCCATTAGCATCAACCGGAGGCGGAAAGTTCTGCGGCTGTTGCTGATAGGTCGGTTGTGGCGCTGGCTGTTGTACCGATGTTGTTTGTTGCGATACACCACCACGCGCATCTATTTTGTAGCACCGAATAGATGCCATACGCTTGAGTTCTCCGTCTTGATTCGTCCAAGAACGCCCTTGTAAGACAAATGATACAGTAACAACATCACCCTGATTAAAGCGGTCAAGTTCTGCACACTTATCGCCTGAAAACTCTAAGGGAATAACATTCTCATACTCGCTACGCTCTCCCGTATAAGGGTCGTAAGTGGTAGCATCTAAAATGAACTCCCGTTTTGTAAACGAGGAACCACCGTTTTTGGATGGTATTTGAACAGTTTGTCCGATTTCGGTTATCCGTCCGGTTATTTGATTTGCCATAACCTAATATTACTGGTTCTTTTTATTACATATTGCAATCTCCACACATATCCACAAGGGAATCAAATTCTTCTCGTGAGTATTCAAATCCATTGATTACGATTACCTCGTTACCATTTTCGCCAAAATAAACTCCATCATTCATTTCCAAAGATTTTAGTGTCAGTTATCAATTTTCTGTTTTCTTCCAAAAACCGGATAAATTCCTCACAATGATTAGTAAGAATAGGAATATCACGTTCAGGATTGAAAACGTATGTTTCTGTATAGGTATCTACCACATAACCGCCTTTGTTGAACTCTACAATGTTATACTCAAATGTCCGTACATCCGACCCATTCTGCATAAGAGCATAAGGATATACTAAATGCTGGTGGTGATCTTTGAACTTTCCCACGGTATAACTACCGGTTGTTTTGATGTCGTGAACACTGGTAGGCATCAGTTCGTCAATCAGACCATAAACCAATACACTACCGTATGCAGTAGGCAAGATGGCTTCTACTCTTTGTTGGGTTAATGCTCCTTTGTAGTAGTTGGCAAACTCGCGGCAAAGGTCAATGTGAAAAGTGAAAGTGCGATTGTTGTAAACAGCTTTTATCCCGTAAAGTTTTCCGTCATCGTGATATGCCTTGCTAATTTCCATTATAGAAGATTTACGGTTCTCAATCATACAATCAATGATTTCATTGAAAGCCGTACCACGGTCTGCCGCTTCGCTATCGAATGGCTTGCGGTTAATCTGGTCTATCAGTTCTTGAAACTGTTGTTCGTGAAATTCTTCGGGAGTATGGGGTGGATTTTCTGACCACCCCCAGTACTTATCCCAAATCACATCACTATTCAGATATGCCCCAAAGGCATCAAGAAGCGTTGCGTAAATACGATATTTAGGCTGCTGGTTCATATTTCTTTTCTGAATTAAGTTTCAGAATCAAAGACTTCGCTTTGTTAGCTACCAACTTTGCCGCCATTTGCTTTGAAGAACCAACGTGCTCAAAGTTATCTATTTGCGCGATAAAATTATTGGCAGATTCCGCATCCGTAATAAGTTCGATCTGTTCTTTTATCTCTTCAATAACTTTATCATACTTTTCCTGTGCCTCTTTCTTGGCAGCAAGCATACCCAAATACGAATTGATTATCTTGGCGGTGATAAAGTCGTTCTTTGCGGTTGGATTACCATTCTTGTCAAGGATGGTAGGAACTTCCATCACTGAAGGAAGATTGCAAGTATTCTTACCGTCATTTCTTGAAGTTGGGTCAAAAGTGATGGTACGTCTTTGGACGCCTCTTTCGCTTTTCATTTCAAGATAACCGAGCAAATCCAGTTCAGTAACGATAGAGTTGTAGGATTTTTCACGCAAGGCAGGGATAAACACCGTATCATCACCTTCTTTTCTTGTGTCGCGATGGGCAACGAAAATGATGTGCTTGTTAAGCCCCGAAAGTGTTCGTGTCATCCATGAAAACTCTGCATTGATACCGCTCCAATCACGGATGGACGGCTGGCGGGTTCCACACTTGTGAGTAATGATGAAGTCCATCATCTTGCCGATGGTATCTACTACAATGGTCTGATAAGCGGACAAGTCCTCTTGAAGAACTTGCTGAACATCGCTCCATGAAGTGACCTGTACCGTGTCTATATTCTCCAAGTGCGCCATGTTCATGCGCTTCACGCCGTTATCGAAGTCCAACAGCAGCGGTTTCGGTGCGCTCAATGCTACCGTACTCTTTCCCATTCCGGCTTGACCGTAAATCATCATCTTCACGGTGGTCGGGATAACTAATTCATTACTTTTCTTAATCAGTGACATAATCGTAAATTTTATAGGGTTATTTGTTCAGATATTTACTCATTTTAAAAGCATTAATAGCGGATTGTATCTCGAACTTGGAATATATGATAGGAGAATTTCTGGATGAGCCTTTTCTTTTCTTATGCACCAATCCTTCTTTCTCTAACTTTTCCAAAAAGTTAGGTTCATACCCAAGTGTCTTTAACCATCTGAACGCTTCTCTTTGCTTGATTTCATCAGATACAGGAGACCGTTTCTTCTCACTGGCAGCTGCACCAAGCTCCGCCATGTCCATGCAGATATTTTTAAATTCAAATAATTCAAGTCTTACCTCCATACCGTCCAGTTCTTTCAATTCGTTCAACTCTCGTTTTTCGTCCCCTTCTCATATCGCCCTGTTCGTGATAGAGCGAAAAAGAAAAGATGCACAACAGGCAGAAAGCAACAGCCGACCTAATAGTAGGTGAAAAGTCCATCGTGAACTTCATACCAGCTATTCTCTCATATAGCATGGTTGCCAGTTCTCTGCCGTTCCTTACGTTCAAAATCTCAAAAGCTCTTTGCAGTTGGTTGTTTATCGTGCTGACCGCTCGGCATTTGAGGTTTGCAATTTCTTTTTTCTCATACCCTTGTGCATACATTCGTGCCGTAATCTCGCATTCAGGTGTAAGTTCATTAAAAACTCTCTTCATAATCGTGTAAGTCAGCTGATTAATAATTGCGAATAACCTCAATATATCCGGCTTCCCTGTTAGTGTCCACCGAATACAAAGTTTGCTCCTTGTCTATTATCCGATCAATCCTTGCCAGCCTGTTAAGATCAGCGGTACACCTGCGAAGCTGTCCGGCAAGTTTGTCGCTAAAGTCAAAGCTGATTCTGTCATTCTTCTTTTTCAGCTTTTTCTTGATTTCTGTTCTTTCTTTCAGTTCTTTTGCCATAAGAGTAAAATTTAATTAATGATTCGTGGATGGTAAGGGAATCGAACCCCTCTCAATCGTGCCAATTGTTTGCGCAATACGAAGCTCTAACCGATAAGCTAACCATCCTTTTTTAAAAAAGGTGCACTATCCTCACGGACGGCACACCCAGTACAAACACAATATAAAACACGAATATCTAATCTATTATCAGAACAATGCTTTTAACCGCATTCTTGAAATGATCAAACTTCTGTTTCAAATCACTCCAAGATTTATACCATGTATTTTTCTCTTCAGCTAATTTCTCGTTAGCCTCTTCCAGCTCTTGCACACGCCTTACTAAATCTTCATGCGTCATGCCTCTTAATTCTTCCACTGTCATAATCATATAAATTTAAAATGTCGTTAAAAAGGTAGGAGTCGAACCTACTTCTTGTAAGCTAAATGAATATATAAATTAGAATATAAGTTAATACCAACAATTAATCGCTTACACGCATTCCAACAATGCTACTTCATAAATTACCGCCCAGCTGGTTTACAAGGTGATTGTGCACTCATCCCCATGCGCCTTGTGCCGGATTATAGGACTACCTTTTAGCGGTCTGTTTTAAGTTCTCTATAAGTTATTCTCATGAGCGACACACACCCTACACATATAACACTCATTATAGTGATAGAGAATATTTTCATAGGACTGTAAGTAGTAATAGCCCCGTAAAGCATACCGGCAGCACATATACTAACCAATATAGATAAAACGAATTGGATTGTTTTCATAATCGTATAAATTTAAATAAGTATCTGTACCCTAATCGAATAGCAGAACCTTATTTCAGTTCAGTACAGACTATAAGACCTTTCAGCGATACTTGTGCCTAACCAAGCATACTCACCACGCTAAAGACAAATTGGCGTGCTGAAAGTAAAAACCATTTCAACTTCGTGGCTTTACCACCATCAGACATATACAACCATTCGCCCATTGTCGGCTTATCCTCGGTTGCTATCGGTGTCAATTCCGTTCCACTTGCACCCACCACTATCCACCATCACTGGCTTCGCTTACGTGCCTTCGCAGAAATATATCTTTTTATCGTATCAATATGTCAAAGAACCAATCAATAGTACCCTACCCGATTCTCGCTATCGGTTGCCGTTCAATCCGTCCGTAGGGCTGTCGTGCATTGCATAATCGTGTATTATGCGTATCGGCTGATACCTTGTACCCGGCATAGAGCATCGTAATCCATGCCATCATCTTCACAAGTTTCAAAACCTTTTAAGGCATCTTCCAAACTGTCTATCTCATCCGTTATCAACTGGATAACTTCTTTTTTGCTATCAGCATTGAACATCAGGCAAACAGTCCTTTCATCGTTGTTGTGAGCTGCCTCTAAATCTTTATAAAGGCTATCCAACTGCTGGTTAATCGTGTAAGCATTCATATCCATATCGTTTATGCGATTGACATCAGATTAGCTTTTTTGAAGCATCTGAATTCTTGGCGTTCAGTATCATAGTAAGTCTGGACGGTATCATTCTTCTTTCTATTGTCAGTACCAGTGATGGCAGGCATCAGCTTTTCATTTAGTGTACCGTATGCCTCACGAACAGAACCGTCCACTTTTTTGAAGTAGAACTTCACTATCTTCTTCTTCATCTCACCTTTCAGTTTCAAATTAGCCCAAGCCACCTTCATTGCTTCGCTCATGGTGTAGCCATTACGCTTAACGAACTGCCAAGCAAGGCTCATTACTTCGTGTAAAAATTCTCTTGTTCTCATAATCGTGTATTTTAATATGTTTATACTATTTGAAATCTGAATTAATCTTCGTTTCTTTGTATCAAGTTAATTTGATGATGCAAATATACTATCAATTTTGATTATTAATATCATTTTTGATTATTATTTGTGTTAATAATATCTAATTTGATATATCAAAAATGACAACATTAAGACAAATAATTAAAAATCAAGGTGTTACAAACAAAGTTGTTGCAGATGCTTTAGGTATAGAATCTACGAACATAGGTAGATATGATGATTTATCTAAAAGAAAATTATCAGAATTGATAACCATATCAAAATCTTTAAATATGTCTCTAAGTGAACTTATTCAACAATCAGTAAGCGATGACGTTGAGCTAGAGGAAGTAACCATTATTAACAGGCCCAAATACACTGAAAAAGTAGAAGAAAATGGGGAACTCTATCTATATGATATTGAAGCTGCTGCAAATTTGAAATCACTTTTAGTAAATAAGGATCAAAATATATTAGGGAAAATAAGTATACCTAACATACCCAAATGCGATGGTGCAGTATATGTAAAAGGAGATTCTATGTATCCTTTGTTGAAATCAGGAGATATCATAGCTTATAAAGAAGTACCTGTAGAAATACAACATATATTTTACGGGGAAATGTACTTAGTTTCAATAGATATAGAAGGAGAAGAATATCTAACCGTTAAATACATAAATCAATCAGAGAGAGGATGTGAGTGGATTAAATTGGTAAGTTATAATCAACATCACCAACCCAAAGACTTTCCTTTATCTTCGGTTAGGGCGCTAGCTTTAGTTAAACTAAGTATTAGAATGAACACTATGAAATAACATTATGAAATTCAACCAATACCTTTGGAACCTATATAAAAACTCTCCGGAAGGGAAAGCTGTCATATCCAGTTTTTCAGACAGAAAGGAATGGATAGACGAGGAGCAGCTTTTAGAACGCTATAACCCAAGTATCAAAGACAATTTCAACAAAGAAATTATATGCGAAATACTGGAAGTTTTTTGGTGCTATAAAGTTTCCGATTTTGAAGGTATAGAATATCCGTCACTTGATGAAGCCGAGGGAATATACAAAGAAATTATCTCTACAGGATTACGGATAGAAGATGAAGAAGTATTGAAAATAGGCGATTT